GGGAGCCCTTCCTGTATAGGATTAAGCTCCCCTAACCTCACGCTGACAGTTTTGTCGGTGGAGTACTTACCTCACAGTAGTACTGGAGGATAACCATGAGTATCCCGCGGTATAGACAGATGGGTGGTATTACGACACGATATCCCCAGTTATTGGGTACTACCATGTCGTACCTTACTTTTTGTCCCAACATTACGTATGGGAATCCAAGTAGGGTTTATTATCCATCTGTGCATAAAGAAGGAGAGTATACCCAATGTTGGGATCAAACCCACAAAGGTCCTCCTTATCGTGAAGGTGGCCCATTTTTCTTGATCCGCAAATCATTTAAGATTTTCGAACCTGGAAATCTATCAATGAAATGTCGGAATTACAAGTATGATGGCTCCTTCTCGATGCAAGTTGCAGAGTCTGAAATAAATAGTCTCTACAACAGTTATGCACCTACCGCTAGAACTTATGGCGCCGAGGCCTTTAATAAATTTAGGCCCGTCAAACCCAAAGTAGATGCTGGTCAGTGGATTGCAGAATTACGCGATTTACCGACCATCCCTTGGAGAGGTTTAACAGAAGTTGTACCTATCCTAAAGGGGATTATCCAAGGTTTTAAAAACCTGGGTTCTCACTACTTAAATTATGAGTTTGGCTGGAAACCCTTTGTTAAGGATCTCTTGAAGATGTATGAAACATCAACAAGGATCGATAAGCATCTACGTTTTGTGGAAAACAATAACGGTAGATGGTTAACAAGGGGCGGCGTCATAAAGAATGAGCAATCGGCTGTAAGTTCTATGGTAGGTGTAAAATCCTATCCACAGATTCCTTCAGCCTTTTACTCATCTCTCTCATGGCCATGCATGAAGACTGTGATAACACAGGATACTGTCTGGTTTAAAGCTCGAATGAAATATTTCATATATGATCTTAATGTAGGATCATATAGGACAATATGGAATTCGAAGCTCGTCAGACATCTGTATGGGTTAACACTAACTCCTTCATTAGCATGGGAACTTATCCCTTTCACTTGGTTGCAAGACTGGTTTTGCAATTTTGGCGATGTTATCGCCAATATGAGCAATTCCTTGTATGACAACCTTGTGACACAGTACGCCTACGTTATGCGCCATAGAAAGACAACTATCATCTATGATGAAGTTGTTCCTCTACGGTACACGGAACCGGTATGTATCGGCAACAACTGGGGCCCATACGTACCAAATCCCCTTATACTGCGATCAATTTCTATCGCAGAATGTAAGGAACGTGACGGTACTAACCAGTACTGCTTTGGCGGCGGTGGGTTGTTAGATGAACCTGCAACCCCTCGTCAACAGCGGATTCTCCTTGCTTTGGGTGTAACCCGTAGCGGAGTGAGAATCTAAAGTAGCAATATTGCTACATTAAACCTTCCACATTGACAGGGAGTACAACGCCATGTTCACAGACCCACAATCAGTAACAGTTAACAGTGTTGCGAAATCAATGCCCAGAGTCGCCAATGGCGTCTCTGATGCAACGTATCGCACCGCCGATGGGATTTTCCAGATGCGTATTTCACACCAGACCTCTAAAGGTCGTCTTCGCCATATGGTCCGATTGGACAATACGGTTATTGCGGCAGATCCTCTGACTTCGGAGAATTCTTCGCAGAAAGCTGGTATCTACCTGGTTGTGGACGAACCCAGTTTCGGGTTTGCCGACGCTGATTTGGATAATCTCATCGATGCCGTTGTCGGTTGGTTGACTTCCGGCAATATCGCCAAATTACTTGGCGGCGAAAGCTAGGTTAACTGCTCTGCGCCTGGGTTGAGGGTTATTCTCGATAGGTCTGCATAGATCATGTAGGCCATATGAGGGTAACCCTTACCCTCTTCGAGAGCAAATCCTCAGAACATGGCAGGATCTGTACACCTCCTGTAAGGAGGGACAGTGAAAAGCCATGAAAAGGATGTACTCGCTGTATACGCAAATATCCTTATGGATATAAGCGTAATGTGCACCACCGACAATAAAGCCAGCGCTAAACGTGATTTACTAACAATAAAATCACGTTTACGAAATGAGGGGTTATCGTTCTTAACGATAACTCTTCCTAACTTTGGTAAAGACTTCGAAAGATGTCTTTCCAATCTTAGGGTAACTCCTGCCGACTTCCTTGGTTGGAAGAGACGGCTATGTCTCCCTGCATTTTTGCAAGGTTTCATGAGTCTCATTTTTGACGCTGGTACTGGAGGTCTCTTACATGATCCAGACATTACGGCCATTGAAGGAATTAGGCAAATTGCTTATACCTTCAAGAAATTGGCCATGCAATGTACTCCTAAACGGGAGCACAGAGCTCTGTCGGATTATGAAGAGGTTGAGTCCGAACTCTCAGACTCCATGCCTACTCGAGACACTAACTTATTTAGTAAGATTAGTCGCCTTTTGTGGGGCAGTGTCTTTAATGAGCTATATGGCTCAGAAAGGATTGCTGCTAAGCATGGACCTGGCCAAACTGCAGAGCGTATTTCTGGTAATAGGAAATATGCTCAATTATCTTGGAACGAAAGATTAGAACCTTTCTTTCCGTCTGATATTCATCTCATGAGCTGTACAACACAGTTCTTTGATGAAACTTACGGATACAAGATGATGCATTTGGTTAAGGAAGAACAGGAACTTCCTGTAAGGGTTGTTACTGTTCCTAAAACACTGAAAGGCCCGCGGGTGATTGCTATGGAACCTGTTGTGATGCAATTCACACAACAGGGGTTATCTTCTTATATTACTAAGAAGATATCCAATCACGAAATTACAGGTGGTCATATAAATTTTACTGACCAATCGATAAATCGTGATTTAGCACTCTCTGCCTCTTCCGACGGAGGTCTTGCGACCTTAGATTTGTCGGCAGCTAGTGATAGAGTTCCTCTATCACTTACATCTACAATGCTTGAAGTTAATCGCGATTTGTTAGACGCGATTCTAGCATGTAGAAGTAAGGCAGCGCAGCTTCCTAATGGTAAAATTCTTACTCTTAGAAAGTTTGCGTCCATGGGATCGGCTCTCTGCTTTCCAATTGAAGCTATGTACTTCTTTACAGTTGTTACATTAGCTTTAATGAAAGAGCAGAAACTTCCAGTTACTTTACGCAATATCAAAAAGGTAACGCGTAAAGTATATGTCTACGGTGACGATATAATCGTACCCGTAGACAAGGTGGAGGTTGTTCTTGAGGCCTTGACTAGTTTTTATTGCAAGGTCAACGCCACAAAATCTTTCTGGACTGGTAAGTTCAGAGAGAGCTGTGGTATGGACGCGTATGATGGTTATGAGGTAACACCTACTTATCTCCATCATATGCGACCCAAGAACAAGGGCTCGGCTAAGGAGATTATATCTCTTGTTGCATCCTCTAATCTCTTTTATAAAAGAGGTTATTGGAATACTGCCTCTCTACTCAGAAATTGGATAGAGAGAATAACAGGTATATTACCTGTTATAAGAGAAAACTCTCCTGGGTTAGGCTGGGTAAGCTATCAAAGACATATCACTTTAGGAAAATGGAATAAAGAGTTACATAGGTTTGAAGTTAAAACCTATATACCTTTCCCTGTTTACCAAAGTGATTTTCTTGATGATTACCCTGCTCTCTTGAAGTTCTTCATCACATCACAAAATAGGATATCTTATCCTATAGAGAGTTATGATGAAAAGCATCTTGAGCGTAGCCCACGGTCCGGCACCGTCTGCATTAAACGCCGGAGGACCACTCCTTATTGATAAGGAGTGTTGTTGCATAATGCAACGGGGGGCAAGTCCCAGGGATGGGATCTCATATTTCCCTATCGGTCTTGG